TGTGTTTCTAGGTCTTGCCTTTGGAAACAAAAGGTCTTGAATACCCATATCAGCACCAACAATAGTTGAAACTGCACTAATGAATGATTTTTTATTTTTAACTAATGCCATATTTTACCCCTCTACCACAATTAATCTTGTTTCTGTTACAAATTTATCTCTAAAGTCTGCAATAGTACCTGCACCATAAGTCAATTCGCTTTCTAGGACAGCTCCATCGTATGTATATGCAATATCCGCTGCCGCAGAAGTAGCGTCAATAGTTTCTAGTGCTACACAATAAGGTGTATCAGTTATTGCTGCTAGTGCTACAAGTCCTGTCGTACCTTTTGCAAGAACTTCCCCTCTAACTACTGATTGTCCTGCTTCAAGTTGTAAATCTCTAACGGTAATAAGCTTTTTAGTACCTACTATTAGATTATCAACTGTGTAATCTATATTTGATAATTCAGCCATTATTTTATACTCCCTTTATATTGTTTTGCGTAAGCCATAAGATTTTCATCGTGAGCTTCGTCTTTTTTATTATCAACAGTAGAACTATCGTTTATTGATAACATTTCATCGTTTGCCTCTTTAGCTTCTTCGCCTACTTTCTTTTTTTCATTTTCTATGTCTTGATTAGACAAGTCAAAAAGAAATGCTTTCATGTCATTTGCAGATACAGTAGTATCAAAAAGTTTTGCTTGAACATCAGCGTTGTTTTTATATGCCATTGGTATAATGGCTGAAACATCTTGTATGCGTTTAGCTTCTTCGGCTTTAGCTTGGTTAAGCACCTCTTGTCCTACTATCTTGCTATCCTTAGCCTCTTGCTTAACCGTTTCAAGTTCAGCTTTTAGGTTAGAAGTTTCAGATAATAGTTTGTCAAAATTTTCTTGTGAAAACTCCATACTATTCCTTTGTTCTGAATTTGCTAGTTTATCGCCTTCGGCAGTCGGTATAGCTACCGAGATGTGTTCCATGCCTACTTTTGCATTTGGGATTGCAGGTACACCTACTAAGCTTGCTTCATTTAAACTCCACTTAGTTACATCATAATGTTTTACGCCCTTTTCCTCTTTGACTAAAACTCTATCAAGCACTTCAATACCAACGCTAAACGATTGCAAGAAGCCTTTGGCTAACTTATTAAATATTTTCATGGAGTCCTCATCTTCTTCATCAAACATTGCAAGAGCTTTAAGCTTTTTATCCTCTATGCGAACATTATCAAATCTCCCTATTGGTAATTCTCTTGTATCGTGATTTACAAAAAGAGAAAGAATATCTTTTCTACTTAAATCTACATTTTCTTCGCCATGCAATAATGTGATATAATATACACCGTCATCAAAACTATATCTTGTAACCAAACTCTCATCTGACAAAATAACTGGTACAGTTTTATTTTCTAAATCTATTCCATTTTTATCAACATAACAAGTTTGTCCTAGTCTGCATTTATTTGCCACTTACAACCTCCTTTTTATTAGTTCCTATATATGGTAAACCACTATTTTCTAATCTAGCAGTTTCATCATTAGCCGTTTCAATATTTCTACCAAAGTCTGTACCATTGATTTGTTTGGCTTCTCTATCTCTAGTGCTAAATCCGCTTTTCACTCTAGCTTCGGCAGCATTGACCGCTTTGAGTGGGTCAAGTTCCTCTTGAACATCGCCAACCCATTCAGTTCCAAGCCAAGCTAATCTTGCCAATGGGTCTGTTAAGAAACCTGCCAAGTCCAAAGTTCCATCTAGGACAAATTGCAAGATAACATTTTCAAAGACTGGTTGGCAAAACATAGTAGCTAAGTCATATCTTTGAGAATAGAAATATTTTTTACCCTCAATGATAGCTCCACGAGAAGCAGAATATGAAGCTTCAAAATGCTTCATAAACAATTCGTATGGGATATGAAGTCCTATACACATCATTTTGATTTGACCCTCTAGGAATGTAGCAAAATTGACATTTGGACGAGCAGGGTCAGCAAAATTTATCTTCCAACCTTGTTGTAGTTGGATTAGATTGCCTTTTTTAATAGTCATAGGCTCTGGCGTTGTAGTTTCGTCATCTTCAACAAGAGGAGGATTTTCATTCCAAACAAATCCAGCAAATCTAGCGTTTAAGATGGCTGCGTCAAGTTCTGCTTCTGAATAATCATTTATTTTTCTAAATATATCAAGCACAGAAGCAATATATGGTATTCCTCGTCTTTGTCCTGCTCTTTTTTGCTCGTATAGGTGTAAAACATTGTATTTTAAACCACTTTTTCGTGGGATAATTGCCCATTCTTTCTTAGCTATATATCCATTTGGGTGATTTTTAAGAATATGATACTTGGAAACTGCACCATATTTGTCTATTTCTACGCCACCTGCGATGAGTTCTGTATCGGCTTTATTGTCTTGGTTTACTAGGTGTTGAGCTTCTAAAAGCTTAATTTTTAGCTTGAAATTAGCGTCATTCTCTACCGTTGGGAATAAAACTAGCGTTCCGCCAGTCATTTTCATTGTTCTATGTGCTATTTCTTGCATTTGCTTGAAGTCATTTAAGCCCATGATATCGAGATATGTAGAGTTTGCGACCATATTAAAGACATTTTCAATCTTAGCTTGCATTTCTATGGCTTGTTCTTCACTTAACCCAAGATACTTATAATTGATTTTTGATTGTAGTTTTAAACCAGTAGCTACGGTATTTAATGTAACCGTTTCTATTGCACCGCTAGCTAATGAGTTTGTATGATATAGTTCAATCGTATGTGCAGCAAGCTCATCTAATTGCCCTATAATAGCTGTGTCTGGACTTGATTTTTTTGCCGAAGCCTCTGGCAAGGTGTAAACACCATCATTGCTGAAAAAATTAGTAAAAACTGACATCACAAGACTTTATAGGACATTTACTAGCTAGTTTTTTAGTAGCTATTTGCTTTTCACATTCAGCTATACCTGCTCTTATGAATTGAAGTTGGGCTTGATAATTCTTCTTATCACCATTCCAATTCTCTTGACCAATGGTTAATATTTCTTCTTCTGTGATTTTATATTGTAGAAGTCTGCGTTCAACGGAGTATTTGCTTAGTTCAGTAGCAATTTCATCTGCTGTAGCATAAGTAAAGTCAAAAGCCATCTAATTCTCCTTGAACAGATGACCTATAAAAGAAACAGTTTGTTATGCGTTTAAATAACAGTTACTATTGCCTTGTTACAGGTCTTATGTGTAATTATAACATATTGTTTTATAATTTTCTAAGTATTTTTTTTGAATTATTTTAAATTCCAGACGAAAGCTCTCTCGTTCCACTCTTTTTCTTTAATCTACTAACATTTGCGGTTAATATTTTGTTGTCACGCTCTAATCTTGCCAAATCTACTCCTGCAATGCGTAGTGCAGCGTAATTGGAAACGCTTATATCAAAAGCTTCGTTTCTTCCGCCTTTTATTCTTATCTCCCATCTGCCTTTGTCGGTTTTATACTCCGCTACTATTTGAGAGAAATAATCTTTGTCATACATTGGTTTTCTAGGAAAGTGAATATACCAATTACCTCTTGACTCCATCTCTAGTCCAGTCCATACTAGGTCTTTTATTCTATTTACGCCAACCATAAAGAAAGTCGTACCATAGTGCTTATGGTTTACATCTCTATTTATTCTGCGTGTAACCTCTGGTGCATCTATCGTGCTTGCGCCTTTAAGTGCATAAACTCTACGGTGTAATCTAGGATTGGTAAAAGCGTAAACATGAGTTGTACGACCACCACCACTATCTATCCCAGTTGCATATACTTTCATTTTAGCGTGTGGGTGTTCATATTCATTGTTCTCGATTATGTTTTCAAGTTCAGTCCATACTGCTTGTTGTGCAGGGTCACCATAGATAATACCTCTATCTATCTTCCAACTCTCATGTCCTACTCCCCAACCAACTATCTCCCACTCAAGACGGTCATTTTGAGTATCCACGCCCATTGTAAGCACTCTTACATTTTTTGGTACTTCATGTTCATAATCTTCTTTCTTTTTCATGATATGTGATGGCGTTAGAGTTTCTTTGTTATCCTCATAAGGCAATCCTAAAACTGTATTCACAAACGGTTGCATTAAGATAGGGTCGCTTTTAGCTTCTTCATACTCCTTAGCTATGTGTACCCATGTTGATTTTGCACTATAGGAATATGCAGCCCAAATAAAGAAAGACGCATGACCTTTAAATGGCTTTTTAGCTATCCATTTGCCATTTATATCCATCTCTTTATGATAGCTTTGATTATATATTACTCCGCACTTAGGACAAGCAAACCCTACACTTTCGTCTATTACTTCGCCATTTTCATCTTTCTCGTATTTTAAATTCTCAAACTCCAAAGTATGATATTCACCACAAAAAGGACAAGGTAGATGGCGTTTTCTTTGGTCGCCTTTTTCATATTCTTTTACTATACGAGATTTTTGTAAAGTTGTAGGTGTAGAGCCAACAATAACTTTTCTGTTATAAAAGTCATTTGTTCTTTTGGTCATAAGCTTGATTTGGTCACCCTCATCTCCTGCACCAATCTCCCAACCATCTATCTCATCACCTACCGCTACTCTAACCGTTCTTCTTCTAAAATTTTTAGGTGAGTGCGCTCCTACTATTTCAAGAATACCGCCTGCATATAGTTTCTTAACGGTTTTTTCTTTTTTGGCTTTACCTCTGATAGGTTTACTTCCGATTGCCGTAGATACATCAGGATTATCTCTTATCATTGGCTCAATAGAGTCGGTAGCATATCCATAAGCCTCATCATCGGTAGGTTGTGCAAATAGAATAGAGCATGGGTCTTGTGTAATGAAATATGCGGTTGTTATGTTAAGAGAAATAGAGTATCCAACCCTTGCAGACTTTTGGAAAGTAACAAACTCGGTATGTTGGTCGGTCATACAATTTATCGGCTCTTCTTGGTATGGGTGCAAGGTCATACGCCCAGCTTCACTACTGGACTCTGGTGATAGTTGGAATTTTTCATTTGCGAACTCTGTACCAGTTAGTTTTGGCTTCGGTCGGAGTATGTGCCTAGAAAAATCTATTATGGCTTGTTGTTGGCGATTAAAAGACATCGGTACTTAAATCCCTAAAAATATCATCTATTATGCTATGTATTTCGGTTATTTCTGTATCTTTTATGTGCGGAAATCTTGTCTTTAATTTTGCTGGAAGTTCATAGAATTTTGATTTTACATTGCTTAGGATATATTCAATCGTAGCATTAGCGTCCTCCACCTCAATAAGTTCTTCAAGACGCTTCCTAGCTTCTAGTTGTTTAGTCAATGCTTCATAGCTCATCTTTTCAATTTCTATTTCTTGCTTTGATGTTGTAGCTCTTCCTAATCTCTCTTTTAGGGTTTCCAAAAACTCTTCCATCATAGATTGTTCTTTAGCGTCATCTATGGTGGTTTCGCTTATTCCAAGTTGTTCTTTTATAACCTCAACTCTTGCTTTTGCTTTAACGGCGGTTTTAGCTTTGCTTTCTATTTGTATTCCAAAAGCAGGTGCTACACTATCCCAGTCATAAAGTTTTGATGCACCTTTCATATCGGAGTGAGTAAATTTGCCATCTCTAAGTTTCATGGAAAAGTTTGCAGATGTTATTTTGCCAGAACGAGGCATTAATTCTTTTGGCAGCCGTTTGTTTAATTTCTTAATCATCTCGGCTTGCGTCAGTAGGTCAGCCATATTATCCTCTCATTTTTTGTTTTAAAGCAAGTAATAAATAGTGGTCGTATCTTTTTGTCATGTTTTCTTGAAAATGTTTATCTAGTAATTCATCATAATTTACTTGTGCCAACATGGAAGCTAAAGTAATTGTACGAAGTTCTATAATTTGTTTCTTATCTTTTCTTCTCCAAATACCAGCATGACCATTTGGCATTGTTGCGTAGAAAGCCTTATACAAAGTCGTAGCACTTCCTCTTTTTAAAATCTTAACTCTTGGTCTTACTAATTCTTTTTTATCGAGCTTATCCATTCTCTTAATTATTCGTGCTTGTTTTTTCAATCCCATCGCTGCTTTAACTTCGGCTGCTAGTGAATAGTTAAATCTCATATCATTAATTGGTGAGCCGTCCATTCTAATTACGATTAAAGGCTTGCTAACACTTGCACCCATAAAATTAACATTACCGCCAGCTGTGCTTGAAGTTTTATCAAGAGCAGAAGCAACTACCCAACTATACTTACCTCTTGGTGTCATTACTAAATTCCACTTGCGTTTTATTTGAGTATTTAGTTTTGGGATTGAGCGTAAAATTACATCGTTTGCTGCTCTTATGAAAACTGCTCTATGAAGCTCTGGGTCGTTCTCTTTGATAATATCCATAAGCGTTGGGAAGTTTATTTTGAGATGTATCATGCTATCCCTTGAATTTAGTATTTATTTAGCATTTTAGCATAATTTAGTATTTATTTAGTATTTTTTTAGTTTATACCTACGGTAGGATAAATGCTAAGTTGTTTTTTGAAATGAAAAATCGCGAATTTGCGGGAGCTTGCCCACCGCGGAGCGTCAGCGAAGCTCGGAAGAACCTGACTTTGATTGTTATTATCATTTTAATCATCTTTCGCATGGTGTGGGCTTACTTGCCTTTGATGTTATTCTATGCCGTCCTTTGATGATACTCACTCATACTCACCTACTCACTCAAACTACGCTAAAATGTAAATACTAAAAAATACTAAATCCGATTATGCAAATACTAAATTAAACTATTGAAATGCTAAAAATAACCTATTTGACAATCTTGATGTTATGCTATACTCTTAATCTCCATCTATTGTCATATTGCTTTATCTTTATTGTATGGTATACTTATTCATACCCTTATATATTTATTTATCGCATTAAATGCCGATTTTATATTATTTTGTACTTTTTTGCTTTATTTTACCGTTTTATCTTGACATTTGTTTTATTTTGTGATATACTTACTACAGATAAAGAGATTTACCTCTTTATTAAATTTAATTTGAAAAGGTTACATTATGGCACATACAGTCAAAGATTATCTCGAAATGCTCCAAGTCGGACTTCTAAGCGAAAAAGAAACAATCGGATGCCTCCAAAAACTTGGATTCTCTAAGGGTGGGGCTACTAAATATATCTACCTTGCCACGCGTCCGAAAAAAAGATAACCATTTATAGACTATATCACGATATGGTCTATTAAGTGATTATCACTTAAATTAAAATATAAAAGGCTACAAAATGATTACACCAACACAAAAAACTGAATGGCTATTAAGTCATATTAACACTGATGGGTATGACAATATAAGCGATAAATCAACAGATACAGAAAAATTACAGTTTATTGCTAATTGCTTAAAGAGTGAGGCTTATTATCAACATAATATCAAAAGATTTAATAGTAATAACCAACAGATTATCGCTGACCACTTAATGGGCTTACCCTCTTATTTGAATATCCCTTTTTCAAATTATGATATTTTGCAATTAGCTACAAGCTGGGAATATGATATATCAACAGAAAAGAAACAAGATAATTTTGTAAATAATTATTGGGGCGGTGTGGCTATGATTATATTAATAGCATTTAGAAAATATCACATAGTATTTTGATATCTTATAGAGTCCACGCTTGGTGGGCTTTATTAAGCTATTATGGCTTAAATTTTAATGCAAGGATAACACAATGCACAACTATAGCGGACTAAAAAAAGATTTATTGGAGAATAATATCAAATTTGATAACTATTTGAGTGACTTATATATACATGATAACAAACAGAACAGAGAATTATTGCGTAAAAATGGTTATTTTATAGATAATAATGTACTATGTGTTAATGCTCATTTTTTTAAAAGTGAGCTTAACAATAGCAAAATGATAGAGATATATTTCATGTATGATAAGGAGAGTTTTTTAGAAAAAAATAGAATGATTAAATAACTCTTAATATTTATAGGATTATTTTCGTATAGTCCTATTAAGTATTAATTTACTTAAATTTTAACATATAAAGGGTGTATGATGAACTACTATAAAAATGAACTTGCCAAACTTGGTGGACAAATTAAAGTCAAATTTGAGTCAAGCGATGGCGATACAAGATGGCTTAATATTAATAATGAGTCCATAAATGAGATTATTGAATTTTTAAATAATCAAGGTATTTATACTATGCAGCATCCAGACGGTGATATGTTTATTGTAAATAAATGGGAAACTGCTAACAAGGGTTTTATAGTAGTTTGGGACGAAATAGGCGGACATAGTGAAGCATCTCTGGAATATATAGCAGAATGCAAAAAAGTAAACAATAGCGACTTAATAGAGCTATACAATAAATTATATAAATAGGAGTAGAGAATGAAAGCAGAAAGCAAACTAAAAATAATTGACGACCTATTAACGGCTAAAAATGCAAGGGTATGTATATATAACTTTGAAAAAGAGATATTACAATATGAGCAAAATGGTAAACTTTTTCAATGCGATGTAATATGGAATGATAAAAGACCTCTTTCTATAAATAATAAAGAGATTGAAAAATTAACAATCACTTGATAATTCATAAGGGGATATTAGTATCCTCTTATTGAGTTATTATGACTCAAATTAATTTCAAAGGGTAAGTAATGAGTAACAATTTTGATAACAATAGTAAAGGGATAAGCATAGAGTGTAATATCCATTATAGCACAGACATAGCACAAATGGATTTTGATGATAGCTTTTCAAGGATTGATGATAGCGTATATCAATATGTAGATTTTGGCAATATAAGCAAATTGGATACAAAAGATTTAATCTCAATTCATAGCAATAACAAAAAAAGTGACTTGATTGATTTATTGGATTATTTTCATAGCTATGATTATGACATAACATGGAGTAAAAATGAGTTGATAGATTTTATCTATAGCTTGGATTTTAAAGAGTTATACACAAAATCATGGAGTAATAACAATGATATAGAAAATTATATCAAAGTAACCAAAAGGTATGAAGTTATAACATCAAGGGGATATAATCAAGGAGATATTGCAGATATTATCATACCTCACAAATTAGCCGATATTTGGGGGATTGATAAAAAAGATTTAATGCAAGGACTACAGGAGCAAATATCTCATTTTTTATGGGATTGTCCTATCAATGGAGCGATTACCATTAACGATGTAGAATGGAATGTGGATGAAATTTTAGATGATAGGTATGAATATGACAAGGATAAAATTATATCTCACATAGTAGCCAATAGCGATATAGAAGACAAAGAGTTATTGAAAAGTGAATTAGATAAGGTTATCCCTTATGAGATAGGATATAACTAAATGTTCATAGTGAGTTAATTGTAACTCACTATTGAGTATTTATGACTCAAAATTTAACTTAGGAGAAACAAAATGAAAAAAAGTGATATAGTAGAAGAGCTATTCAATGCAAGGATTAACGGCAATTCAATCAAAGGTAATGCTACTTATGAAGCTATGCTCAAAAGAGTTTCTAAGCAAGATATATTGAATGTGATAGATTGCTTTTATGGTAGTGAGTATGATTGCATTAAATACGGCACAAAATTGGAGCTTATAGAGCAGTTAGCAAACGCGATTAAACAAAACTCATAGAATAGGAGATACAAAATGACAAACGATATTACAGCAAAAAGATTTGAAACTATAGTTTCACAAACCAAACAAAAACTAATAAACAAAGTTTCAAAAAGAGGCTTATATGAAAATTTTGGACAAAAAGAGGTTGGAGAGCTTAAGGACAAATATATTGATAGCTCTAGCTACTCTGATAACTCAAATGCAAAAAGAGCTATTTTATCATCTTTTGATGATTGGGCTATGAGATATAAACGGCTAAAATAGTTTGAAGCCCTTAGTATAGGGCTTTGAAGTGTTTTATAACACGAATTTTAAACAAAAAGGATTTACAATGCGAATATCAAACATAATCGGATTAAACGGCAAGGCAATAGCCAATCAATATATCTTAACTCACGATAACGGAGATAAATATTTTCAAAGTTACGACAGCATAATAGCAGTTAAAAAAGCTAATGGAGATATATTACTGGACGAAAAATCTTGGAATTTTAGTAGCACTACAGCAAAATATAGAAATGTATTTTTGAATGAAACTACAAAAGGAACACAAAAGAAAATTGATGCAGGTATATATAAACTTGCAAATTTGAATAGTGAGGCTTAAAATGCTAAAAGATAAATACGGTTACGGTGTTATATGTGAGGACGGAGTTTATTGGTTTGAGTCAATAGTAGAGGCTCATGGATTTTATATTAGAAACAAGGAGCTAAAATGCTCAAACTAATTTTTTGGCTCACAGCATTAATGGCATTATTCTATCCGATGATGGCTTTATTGCTTGTGGTATTTATGATAGGCTCATTGTCTTGAATGTTCATAGGAGGCTAATAGTAGCCTCTTGGTGAGTATTTATGCTCAAAACTAATTCAAAGGATACACAATGCAAGAGATTATAACAACGGTTACTTTTAGGGATATGGACGAATTGCAAGAATATATTAATATGATAGGATATATCAAATTTCATGAGAATGTTTTTATTACTTGCAATCTAGGAGCTAATATCAGAATGGTTAAGAAGCCAGACGATAAAAACATGAGAGATATAAAAGAAAGCGTTAAATATAAACAATATAGAGCAGATATTGTCTATACAAAACTAATTAGTAGGGCTTTAAAAATGTTTGGTAAAGAGTCAATGACAGATTTTAACCGAAAAGTAAATGGATATTCTAACCCTGGGAAGCCTTATTTTTTAGCAGCTTTTAGATTATCTAAATATAATGTGAATGATAAATATCAAACTCAATGGGATAATGCGAGATAGTATTATAGCATTTATAGGCTACTCTTAGGAGTGGCTTGTTAAGTGTTTATACACTTAGAAATTTAATTTAAAAGGAAATAGCAATGCCAAAATACACAATAGAGTTTAGCAAGTCACATCCACGCGAGAGTAGCTTTATAGCTATTCCGATAGTAGAGCCGATAGTATCAAACGAAAATTATGGTGATGAGATAGGAATATATCAAGAAGGTAATGTTTTGGAATTTTGTGAAGATATTGACACAGATGATGAAGATATAAGGGATTTTCTCAAACAGCATTTCAAGGATTATAAAAGTGTTCTTGGATTTATGAGAAGAATTTTAGGACATTAACCATGCTTAAACAAATATTACAAAATAGAATAAAAGAGCTACTAAGAGAGCTTTAGGATTTAACCGATGCAATGGCAAAAGAGTCAAGTAAAGGTCAAACCTCTGTAGTGGAGATAGTCAAGGGAATGGATACCTCTAGACATACTACAAGGTTAGTTAGTATCCATTTACAGCTTACAATTATTAGCAATATGTTAGATAGTAAATAAGGAGATAGTATGAAATTAGAAGATTTTAGAAATAGAAGATTTATGAGAGAACTTTTTTTAGCTAATGAAGAATTAGAAGAAGATGAAGGCATAAATATCATAATAGAAGATTTGGAGATAGTATATGATGATGACTTAGTATATACCACAAGGGCTATATTGTTTATCCCCTTATCTGATTTTTTTAGCGATGATGAAATTGAAATGCTTAACTCTGATTTGTTTAAAGAAAAAACAAAAGGCATAGAAGATAGCGATGAACTCTTAGATATGCTTGAAGATTTAGTAGGTTAATAATGCCATACTTATTTGAAAAAAAACACATTAGAAGAGAAGATGATAAGCGAGTAAAATTATCGGATAGCGATAGGAGATTAATTATTTCATTATATGCTCAAGGAGATATTTCAATGCGACAATTAGCTAGAGATTTCAAAGTAGATAAGGGTACAATCTCTTTTATAGTAAACCCCGATAAACTCCTTACCTGTAAGCAAAGAAGGGCAGAAAGAGGTGGCTCAATGCAATATTATGATAAAGACAAACACAAAGAGTACATGAAAAAATATAGAGAGCATAAAAAAGATTTAAACAATCAAGGTAGATTATTAGAAAAGGACGATAAATGAATGATTTTAAGAGCTTAGTAGATGGCAGAGTACAAATAGTAGCTACCGTCCATAGTTATCACAAGGAAAGCTTTAGTAATGTAGATAGGGCTTTATTGCAAGATGTTTTTGTGAATGGACAATATTTTCGTGACCATGTGTGGGTAAGAAAAAGTAAACGATTTAAAGATATTGGCAGCGGTACAGTAATTAATGCTTTTTGTACCTTAGTGGAGTATAGGGGAGAGAATGAAAAAAAACTTGGATTAAGACATCTTAGAGGTGTAAAAGTTATAAATACTATGTTATAATGATAATACCCTACAATTTGGTCACTGTAGTGGTGTTTTCATAATTATCCTTTTCAGAGTAGTATGAGGGAGTTTTCACGCGTTCTCTCTCTCATATTTCACTTAGTAACTCCATATTTTTAATCTCACTAACTCCAAAGTCTTGAAACCATATATCTAATCTATCATTTATTTTTAAATCTTCAATCATTATGGGGATAAATTTTACAAATAGCTTATTGATGGCTATTGCTCTAGGAGATACTTTTAGAAAGAATGTGTTAGGTCTAGGGAGTAGTATAGCATCAGCCATAGCAGCGTAAGCGGATAGATTACTCCAACCGTACTCTTTTTGCAATTCATGGGCGAATACTTTTTTAGCTCTAGTATGTGACTCTAGGAAGTTAATACAATCTACGGCTTGACTCCATAAGTCAGTCTTAACTTGTTCTATTTTGATTAGTAGCGCATCATCAATCATTATGCATCTATGTGACGCTTTTATGTACCATTTTGGAAATCTGTTATTTTTTTTTTGATATTTATAGGCAAAGACATGAATGTTATTTTCTAATAAATCGTACCTCATTGCAAAATCTCTTAGCTTCATCATGTTTGCCCCTTGCTTGTTTTGACAATCATAACAAAAAGTTGCTTTTAATTATACTTTTTTTGATATCATTATTTTAATTTTTTACCACACTTTTGCAGTCATATACAAAAGTATTTTTTACAAACACTTCTACAAACTCATTCACTCCATATTTTTCATAAGCAATAGATAGAAATAGTTTTTTTCTCATAGCATAGTCAGTTGTGACCTTACCCTTAACTTCAACAACTATTTGTTTGCCATCTTGGAGATAGGAGAAGTCAGGAGTATATTTCATTCCAGATACTTTACTCTCACCGCTCTTGGTTGCGTTTGTATTGATTTTAAAACCCTTAGTAAGCTCGTATGTAGGCTGTAATATTAAATCGCTTATTTTGCCTTGTTTTAGTAGTAGTGAGAGCATATTAAAGTGATTGGCTTCGGCAATACTACTAAATTCATAGATAGTGCCTTGAAATGACACTTTTGTTTTGGTATTTTTATATTTCATTTTTGAGCTTAGGATTAAAATATAAACCATCTATAACTTTTTCAACTTCCTCTTTGGCATATTTAAAGATTTCTTTATATGGTAATTCTCTATCCATTCCGTTCTTGATAGCAAGTGTCGCTCTATCATCTACAACGGTAATAAAACCTCGCTCTGTAATGGTTGCTAAATCTCTTAGTGGTTTGCCATCTTTATCTTGTATTAGTAGTTCCAAAGCCTTATTCGTAATTTTGGTTGTATTTATATAGTATCTTTCCTGTTGGTTTAGCAATAGTTGCTTCATAAGTGAAAAAGCTTCTATCATTTGGTCTTGGACGACATCTGCTTTTTCATACCTACTTAATTGCATAGCTAGTTTTAAGTATGCTTGTTCGTTTAATTCATACATTTTATATGTACGACCCATTTTATTAGTAAAGCTAGACTCTATAATTTTTTGAGGGAATTTTAAGGTGCTGCGTAGCACGCTGTTTTTTTGTCTTGATATTACTTTTTCAACTGTTCTAATTAAATCTTTATGATTTACCTCTAGCATATCAGCAATTATTTTACTATTTGTAAAAACTTCCTGCCCTTTGGTGTGAACTAATTTTATTTCCATTTATTTTTCCTCACGATAAGATTACGAATTATATCATAAACAACATAAAGAAACTATATTATATTTCAACCTTTTATCCACCTTTGATAATTTTCATTGCCTATCTCAACCGCTTTCAAATTAAACCCATGCTTATCTTTGTGACATTTTTCGTGACAATCTCGACAGCACCCAGCTTGGCAGCGGTCATCTTTGTCCGCCCCACGACAGCCAAAAATGGGGTGGTGGTAATCTTGTATCATTGCTTTGTTGCATAGTTGGCAAATATGTCTAGTAGATAAGCCGATATATATTCTAAAAGCTTTTTGCTCTGCTTCGGTCATCTTCTTTGGGTTGTCTTTTTTTACTTTAGATAACTGGCTTTGTTTACTATACATAGCCTACCCTTCTCGTCAATCACTTTTTCTTTTATCAAATAGTTTCGATACTTCTCTAAACTTGATGGACGCTTTGGCTCTATTAGCGGTTTGCCTTTGTATGTTGCGTTCATAGTTTACCTCTTAATTCTCATAAGCTCTCTTTGAGCATAGTGAATAATTTTATTTAGGTCACGCTCATAGTTAGTGCCTGAGTGTCGTCCTGTGTTAAAAGTCCACATAACTTTACCCATATTGAATTGATTGCCGTTCATTTCTCTCCACTCTGCAAAGTCATCAAAGTCATTTATTTTAAATGGTGCAGACTCTAATTGGTAATAATCAGTTTTACCACCGTTGTTTTTAGAGTTGTTTTCTGATGTAGAATATACAATACCTAAACTCATTGTTTCTAGTTTTGTCATCTTACAACCTTTTCAAATTTACCACAATCAATTCCAATACAATAACCACCCAAAGAACAATCACAATTACGACAAAAAAACTTACAATCTTCCGTATTTTCGGTATCTACATATTCTAGTATTGCCAATGCTCCCTTTAGCTCCGTTATAGCATTGCCAACTTCGGTTGCAGAATTACATAAATTATGGTCAAGCAAGACAGCTTTAACGCCTCTTAAATCTCTTATATGTTCTCGTATTATTTTTAATGCTTGTGTTTTTTTAGCACTCATCTCGTCACCTCGATATTGATTATAGTTTCGCTGTCTGTTTTGGATACTTCAATGATTGATACCCATTTATCGTCCAGAAGAAAATGCTCAATGTCATTTCTGTAAGCGTCTGCTACATATTCAGCCGTAGCACCATATATAAATTTTTCTCCGTTTTTAACTATGAATTGCATATCATTATCCTTTTAAATTATCTAAAAAATCACGCCAAAACTCAATCGCCTCATTTATCTTTTGTGCCTTATAAGACAGCAACTTATCATTATCTCTTAACTTTGCTAAATTTTCTTTCAGCACCGCAATCCTAGTTTCGTATTCCGCTCTAATCATTGCTTGACCAATTCTGTTATGTAACTCTCCGTTACCAATCCCATATAAATCTATTGTCTTACTTGCTACGCCTTGCATATTACATATCTCCCATTTTCAATTTTAATTTTGTTTTCTATGATTAATTGTTTGAGCCATTTTTTAATATTATCTCTTTTTGCTTTGGTGCAATCAGAGCATAAAATGTTAATAATCTCATGCTCATATCTTGGCTCTGTTAGTGTATCTGTAATTCTAGTTTTCATTGAAATCTCCATAAGCATTAAGAAAGTATTTATATGATTTCATAACTTCTCGTATCTCATAATTATCTCTCAAAAAAGGTATAAAGCTTCTGAAAATTCTTCTGTTTTCTATGAAAACTTTGATAACCGACACCATAGCTCCCATTTTTCTCATATCCATTCTTCTTGCAATTAATGTAGTGTTCATATATGACGCTGGATTTGTATAAACTCCTCTACTTGCTAATATCTTTGAGAACAACGGCATTTTGTGGCTATCTAGTAAATAATATCTAACAATGTCATTAAGATATTCAAGCGTATCAAGGCGTTTTAAATAAGTCTTATAGCTTATTGCAAAATCGCTATCTATCCCTGCAATGTAGTCGAATTTATCCTTGCTTTGATTTTTCATTACATGGAAAGTATTGCGGTTAATCCCGAATTGTGATGTGACATCTAGTCCGTAGTTTAGTTTGCTCATTTTACACAATCCTCAAATAAGTATTTTATATCACTAGGGATACATTCAAACATAGCGTTCGCTAGTTCTCTAATTTGAAAATGTGCCGATGATGATGTTCGTAATGCCAAAAAGTTTCTTAAACTTCGTGCATTAAACATAGCCGTCCATTTGTATTGATATGCTTGTGGTAGCATTAGTGAAATTATTTCATTTGATTTACCCATAGCAATTTGATATTCAATTTCTTTTTTATACTCTCCTAAGATAGTATCAACAATATCATCACCTGTACTCTCAAAAATAACCTCACCTTTATTTAGTGTGTACCTGCTAGACTTGCAAGCATAAGAGGCATGGCGGTGTCTAGTCATCTCCAATAAAACTTTTGTACTTGCTTCAATGTCAAAAATAAAAGTAGCAAATTCTAATACGCTTGAATGCTGATTTTTTAGTGCTACCTTGCTTATTCGGTTATCTCTCTTAGTTTCGTCACAATAATCTCCCTTGTCATAACAAAGACCTATTGCGTGGTCTATTGCTTCTAGTCCCCCGCCTATTTGTAATAATTCTACTTTCATACATTCTCCTTATATAATTTGTGGCATATCTATTTTAAATTCCACTTCCATTACTGGCTTTAAAATCAACTCACTTTTTTGAATATAAACTGTAAATAACCGTTCATCTTGTCTATTTTTAACACACTTTACAACTCTTTGTGTATCATCGGTAACAATCTGCCCCATTTTGTCTTTTACCGACTTCCCATTCTCAATCTTCGGTAGTGCTAAAACAAAAAAGATAAAATCAGCGTCGTACTCCACATCATTGCCATGCTTAATTTTTAAAACTTGGTTTTCTTCGGCTTGCTGTGACATTTGATTAATGATATAAATATTAATTCCTAGTGTGCTAGTCAGCTCGGATAATTGAGATGATATTTGACTGTTACGCTCAATATTATCAAGCCCTTTAATTGTTAGCTTCATGGTTGAGTCAATAACGAAATGATTAGCTCCCATTGCGTGAAGGAATTTTATCTCCTCTATCACATCACTAAGCTCTCGGCTTGCATTGTAGTATAAAAGGTTATCTTCGTTGTATCTGAATTGACTAAGCTTATCAACAACTCTCATTTCGCCCATTTCAAAATCAAACCAACATACCGACTCATACAAGCTTAGGTTTGTAATAATCCGCATTAGTAGTGTACTCTTTCCACTACCCCTACTCCCTACAAACTGAATAAAGTTACCAAGTGCAAATCCACCCACTTTGCCTCGTCCGTAATCATGTGGAGGTATAAGCTCTTTGTCGAGAGTATCGATACCTGTCGCTCTACGGATAACCTTAGGTCTAAGTGATACCTCGTGCTTAACTTGTTTTATTGTTTTAGATTTTTGACGGCTGACTTCTTGTGATACCTCATCAATAACGGACAATCTAAGTTGTAGATATTGTTTTTCCAATATCATGGCGTCATCTATATCTCCGTTGTCATAAGCTCTCATGGCTTGCTGTTTAAGTGACTGTGCTTGTTTTGCTCTCTGCTCTATACTCATATTGCTCCCCGAATGATTGATTGTTTGTGTTTTTTCTCTACAAGGGCTATAAATTCGTTTAAAGACTCTTGGCTATGGATAGGCATAGCTGATATGATTTCTAGCCATTCTTGGTGTAGTTCTGTTTGATTGGTAAGCATTTGAGATATTTCCGCTTCTAAAACTTCTAATGGTTTATTAGTTTGTAATCTATGATTGATTTTTTTAATCAATTCTCTTTTAAAAGGTGTTGAGAATATGTTTTCTTTCAATGGTGACAAATTAAAGTTATTATACTTGTTGAAAAAATAGCTTGATAAAATTAAGTTCTCGTAATTGCTCATATAAAAAACCTTTCTTGCTCTTGTTTAAATCTAGCAATGACTTCTTTCCATGTAACATCAATGCTCTGCCATTCTTTTTCTGCCATAAATTCTAATACTTCATCTAGTCCAACATTAAATGTAGATATAACTTCTTGTATTTTATTTTCTAAGCTACTAAATCCTTTTTGAGTTTTGATTTGTTTAGCAATAGATTTTCTATAAGAAATTATTTTTTTCATATCTTCTAGTGCGAAGCACTTAGAGGTCATTCCCTTACTAATTGTATTATTATCTTGTTCTTTTCCTTTAGACTCTCCACTTTGGTGTATAGGACTTTTACCAAAGTTGATAGGACTTTTACCAAAGTTGATAGGACTTTTACCAAAGTTGATAGTAATTGTACGCCCAAAATTCCTCTTTGTTTGTGCATTATTGATGGTAATATATCCATCTTTTGATAACTCATTTAGTGCTTTTGATATTGCCTGTGTAGATAATTTTAGCTTATTTGCGAAGTGACTATTAGAAGCAATACACCCCATATCTAACATTTCTAGTTGAGATATTTCTGCAATCAGTATTCTTTTAGTCCAGCTTATGTCTAACTCTAATAATTCTTCTGGTATCCAAACCCCCTTAATACTAGCCATTCTCCACCTCCCCAAAACAATCTTCTAACATAATAATAGCTACTTGCAACATTTTTACACCTCTTTCCTTATCATTCATTGAGTTCCACAACTCACCGCATTTTAGCTTGGCTTGATGTTCTATGATTTGGTATATTTTGTCGTTAGATTTTATTGTACTCATTTTAAAATCCTAGTTGTGTATGTAACACTATATTCCAACTCTAAAGCAAATTCTTGTTTGCATACAATACACTCATATTGACTATCATTATGAAAATCATCTGTGCCATTATCAGAGCCACAATAAGGACATATAACAGAGTATGTGTTCTGGAAATCACAATCGCTCATTGTTTTTCTTTTTTCAAGTGCATTTTCAAGTGTTGATTTATCTAACTTATCTTGACACTCTTTGCACCTAAAGCCATTTCTAACTCTAAAAGGGATATGGGTTAAACTTTCTCTATGTACACCACAATCTACGCACCTATTATGCTCATAGCAAACTTGATAAGAATAGTTTTCACCATAATTCATAGAGTCCTCACATTTGGAGCAACCTTTTACCCAATACCATTCACCCAACAATAATTCTGCGTAGCACTCTGGGAGGTGGTGTTCTAGTATAACATCTGCATTTTCTTTAGTTGTAAATTCTCTATCACCATAGTCTTTTCTGAATAATTGAGTACAACCATGTCTGCTTCGTTGCATATCAGAAGTTAATCTGCTATCCTCTATTTTTTCTTTATATAAAGATGTCTTGTTCATTTAACTACCTTTTATTTTAGATAGTGCATTAATAGGAGTTTCCAGTCCATTAAGCACTTCGGAGAGGGTAGGTGGACTGGAATGCTCCTACCCCCTACGAAAAGCTCATATTTTTAATTATATCTACATATACCTTAACCAAACCAAAAAATGGAATGGTTATTTTATCTTTATTCAACTATTTTTTTAAGCTCTAATAAATTAGATAAAACTTTTCTAGCTTCATTCTTTAGCGTACCATTATTGCAATAAATGATTGTATCTTCTGCATTGCCTATAGCTATGTCGATGTATATTTTCATTTCATATTCTGCCCTCCTATCTGAAAGCATTTTAATTTTATCTACATTTTTAATCATTCTATCTGCCGAGTAAAGACACATTGAATTATTAGCTTGAATTGTTGCTGTTAGCATTAGTGCTATTATTATTTTTTTCATTGTTTTACCTTTGTTTGTGTTTTTGGACTCTTAGTCACTTGATAAACATAATCCTTAGACTCACCCCATCTCGTCATTGTATTAAAAGAATATGCTTTGAATTCATAGCCCTCGTCTTTAAGTTTTGCTATCAATGCACCAAGACGGCTGATATATTGTCTTAGAGCTTGGTTTCTAGTGATGTACCCTTGTTTAGCAATAACCTCTTTGACCCACTCTAGTTGAGTTTGGTATTTATCTTTTTTTGGGTCTGTGAAATAGTTGATGATGTCACCAGTTGTAATTCTGTTCATACTAACCCTTTAAAAGAATTAAATGCAATGGAATGGTTACAAACAACGCCAATGGAAAAAAAAGTATCGCTATTATGTGTAATGCCCACATCATTTGGATACTCCTTTGTCACAACTAAAAGGTCGGACATCGTACTCTTTTCTATCCATTCTATCCATATAAGCATCATCATAAGCACTGAACATAACCCTATTGCCTACGAACTCTTTTACAGGTATATGCTCGACATATTCTTCATTACCACATTCTTCATTCATCTCACGAATTAACTCAACGATAATGTTTTTGTCTAAATATTCAACTGTATCATCGCCAATATCTCTAGTCCAAAATAAATCAGGAGCATATATCATTAGACAATTTAATACTTGCCCTTTGGTAGCGTCTTTTCTTTTTAGTCCATCTTTTTTAAGAAGTTTCTTGACAGCTCTTTTGTTTACTTGATATTTGTCACATAGGACACCGAAATCTTGTTTTGTCATTTTGTTTCCTTCATTCAGCCGATTTGTGATTTAAGTGAAAGAGTTTTTATGAGAAGAGTGGCTGGCTCTTATCGTCTAAAGCACTTAAAAAGAGAGGCGAGCCAGCCTGACGACCTCTCTATTTAAGGGCTTGTTTATATTATCGCCAAGTTATGGGCTTGGCATTTTGTGACCTTCCATGATGATTGTCATTACGCTTATTTTTACTTAATGTTTCCATTAAGACCCCATAATTAGGGATAATATTATATTAACCGTATCCTACTAAAACCAAATAGATAGGATTGTAATTATAACACATATTGCTTAAAATTTATAGTTTAAGCCTACAGTTACGACCTCATTATTTACTACTCTTATTTTCGGTAGAACGGTATAATCCACAAATATATCTACTTTGTCGCTAATGGCTTTTGATATACCTAAACCCCAAGAGAAATCTCTTACTGTTATATGGTCTAGTTCGGAGTCAATAACCGTATATCCTGCAAGCAAGTATGGAGTAAATCCGCTAATATCTGTGCCAAGTTTCACAAAGGCAGAATAAGTATCCATATCCTTTGTGCCGTCAAATGTATCAACATAAACCTTTGAGGCTCTAAGCTCTGCTGCGACTTCCATTTCGCCAATATTACCTGCATTATAGCCAAGCTGAACACCTGCACCATAATTCAAACTGTTATCGTGACCTGTGCTAAACCAATCTCTGCTGTCATTAAAAAATCTTTGATGATTGATTTCGCTAACACCACCATAAAATCCGTTTGCACTTGCCATAGCTCCAAGAGCCAATATTATTAAAATTGCTTTCTTCATCTTTTACTCCTCATCTTTCGGCAAAATGCCTTTTTCTCTTAAAAAATCACCAATCATATCTTCATACTTCTCTGGAATTTTACCTTTTGTTTTCCAAGTAGATACATGGTCTTTCCCAACACTTAATGCTTGACCTACTTTTATATTACTTATTCCTAATACTATTAGTAACATTTCTCTATTTGATTTTCTATCTGCCATTTTTCTACTCCTTCAACCGCATTATACACTATGATTTTGCTAATGTCAAGATTAAATATGTTTTTTGATACATTTTGTTGTAAAATTAAAGCTTTAAGGGTATTTTAATAAAACAAATACTATACTTCTCTCATGGACTTGTTCCATTGTTTTTTTACTTTTTAATTCGTGTTAGCCGATTAGTCGAGACGAACTTTGAAACATACGACATAGACAAAGAGTATGCAGAGCTTTTGATGGGGCATATACGAGCGCTTAACATATGATACAGCGTAATGACTATATGTTCCACAAAGAGCTTTTAAATGAGATACTATCTAGTGCCAAAAAGGGTTATATAGATGGTTTGTCCCTGCGTAGCAAAACAACCATTGGTTAGGGCTAATGAACCGTAAACTATACAAGCTATAGTAATGATAGTATCTCTCAAAGAGCTTTTAAATGAGTATATATAGTGGGCGATAGTAAGCGTCTGAACGATTACGGTGTTTTATAGCATTAGATGGCACAGGGTAGAGCCGTATGAAACCGTCCATCTTAAAAATGAACTATAACTGCAAGTCAAACCTTGCCTATATATACTCTCAAAGAGCTTAAAGGAGAAATAATGGGTAAATGTAAGCCATCAAACAAGAAACCACCAGTTAAAAAATAGAGGTGATTTTATCAAGGGAGTATATCTCGCAAACTGTATGCTCTCTTGGTAAAGTTTAGTTTGCAATTAAATTAAAAGGATAAAACTATGAAAAAACAATTTGTACAAAAACTAAAATCTTCAATGGAGAAAGTCAAAACAATTTTATCCAAAGAGGAAGATAATGATTTGAAGTGTAGCGATTATGAAGATAATGTTCCTCCTCCGCCAAAAAAGAAATCATATTCTATAAAAGAACAGCCAATGTTTGGGAATAGCGACCCACATACTTACGGATTATAAGGAGAAAAAAATGTTAAAATTAATAACGAAAGCAACAATAGTAGAAATTAAAAGACTTGGTAAAAAGATTAATATCATTACAGAAAATATTATTACAAGCCCATCCATCCCTAACACGATAGACAAGATAAATGGGTTTTGTAGTAAAGCATATCTAATCCTTGCTACATCAAAAAGAGATAAATATTTTACAGAGGGTGATTTTGTTTATGAGCCACAATCAATGAGAAAAAGGAACACATTATGGAAAAACTAAACAGAGAAGAAATAGAACACAGATTGCAAGAGATAGGCTACACGATTGACTTTGACACTTGCTTTGTAGAAGATAGTGAACGAAATGTAGTTATATGCTTTGGAGATTACGATGACAAGGAAGAATATATCGCTGTAATGAAAGAGCTTAACCATCAAATTAGAGGTATCCAAACAGAGGACGAAGATTATCTCATGGACGATGACGACTTAGAATATCTTAAAAATGAGTACCTTCCTGAATTGTTAGCAATCAAGAAAGCTTTGGAGGGATAAATTATGAGCATAAAAGACGCAATAACAACCATATCCAAAATTACTAAACAAGATAGTAAAAATATGGTTGAAACAATAACAACTTGGAACAAAGAAAAGATTTACCCAGTTTCTTTGATTGATATAAATATTAGCTCCGATGGTGTCAAAGACAATTCGGCTGATATAGGTGAGCTAGTAGATAAGATTGAAGTTTCGGTGCAAGATACCATTAAGAACTCACTTGACTTAGAGAGCGTGTTGGATATGAAAAAAACAGTTGCCGAGATTGGCAAGTATCTATCAGAAACACGAAAGATACAAACTAACCCACTTAAAGACATAGTATCAAGCTATACGGCACATGAGTCAAGGTTTACTAAGTTCAATACCGAGCTAACAGCAAAGATTGACGCTATTAATGAGTTAGAATATCAAAAGGCGGAAAAGGCTATCAGAGAATATTTTAGTGAAGTGCTTGGTAGCGATGAGAACAAAGATATTGAGATTGAAATGGCACTTTTTGATAGTTTTATTCAGGCAAAAAGAAAAACCAAAGTAACGCTTGATGGGAAATTAAATGAGGGTGCATTAACTAAAAAAGCGAAAGATGAGATTATAGAACAAGTCAGACTAGCAATCGAGCCTATTAGAAAAGCCAAAGAATTAGAAGCCAAAAGAAGCTTGCAATCCATGCAATTTGAAAATGCTCTAAATATGGTAAAAATTGACGGCACAAATACAGAGGTAGAAAGTGCAATCAATAGTCTAACATCAATGTTGGTAAATATAGAAAATCTTTATCCTGATATTATAGATTATTGCAAAAGAGCGATAGATAATAAAATATCTTTTGCAGAAGCTAACATCAAAGCCAACAATGCGATTGCCGAGAGAAATGCGGTACAAAATGCAGATAAAGAACTGATGGAGCAGTATGAAATTATCTATCAATTTGTAAATTCAGGTAGCCCTATTTTCAAAGATGTATATAAAAATTATATATCTGTGTTGAGAGGCATTTACCCACAATTAAAATTTACAGAAAATCAAGAGAAAGTTAAAGCATTTGGAGCTAAATTATCTCATATAGTTGGCGAGATAGAAAAAGAAGAGATACAACAAAGTCTTGCACCTACTCCAAGAGAAGATATAACCATACAAAACCATCACACATTCCTAGTAAGCATTGAGGACTTGGAAGTAATGGCAGGTATGGAGATACAAGCCGACAGCGAAGATGAAGCAAAAGAGGAATTAGTGGAGCGATTTAAAGCACACTTGAGCATGATAGATTTGATAAGAAAAGGGTGAATATGAAAGATTTAACGACAATAATAAAGGCAAGGGATAGAATAATTGACTTGCTATTAACAATATCAGTAGAATATGGCGGAGGTTGTCTTTCCTTGCAAGAACTAATTGATAATTCTGAAATAAAACATGATGATTTGGAATTACTAGAAGATTTAAATAAAATAATTGAGGAACTAAAACAATGAGTGATAAATTAGCAGTAACAAAAGTAAACATGGGGATTATCCCTACTACATTTAATGAGGTGATGGCTTTTAGTGAAACGCTATCAAAGAGTGGCATTATTCCTAAAAACTTTCAAGACAAACCAAATGATATTTTCGTTGCGATAAATTGGGGCTTGACGCTAGGATTGCCACCAGTACAAGCATTGAACGGCATAGCGGTTATCAATGGCAAACCGTCAATCTTTGGCGACTTAGCAATGGCATTGGTTAGAGCTAGTGGCAAGTGTGAATATGTCAAAGAAACACAAACGGATAGTATGGCTACTTGTATTGTAAAAAGAGTTGGCGAAGATGAGCAAAGCAAAACTTTTACAATGGACGAAGCAAGGAAAGCAGGACTATTGTCTAACCCTACTTGGAATAAATATCCAAAAAGAATGTTGCAAATGAGAGCAAGAGCCTTTGCCCTTAGAGATGTATTTGCTGATGTATTACTTGGTATTAGCATAGCCGAAGAGCAACAGGATATTGTAGATACAGAAGTAGCTGTACCTGCTGAAATTAAAGAAGAACAAGCACCGATTGACCCATTGGCAAACGATATAGTTGAAGCAGAAGTAACAGAGCAAGTTACGGTTGAAATAGTTACTAACTACTATAAACAATGCTCAAAAGAAAAGAAATCCAAACTTGCCGAACTTATGGCAAAACACACAGATTGGAGAGGTTATTCTCCTGATAACCTAGCAAGTCTTTTAGTAGAAATGCAAAATGTGGCAGATTAAGAAAATAAGCGATGAGCAATACTTTTCTTTAGGCGATGTTTTTGACGGCTTCGATTGTCCGACCAATAGAAACAAAGAGCTTATAATCTCAAACTCTTTTATGAAGCAAATCTTTGATACTAACTTGTATCATAGGTTAGTTGCAGGAGAAACAGAAATAGATGACGAGTTACAAGGTATCTTTGATGTTGGCAAAGCTTTTCATTGTTATGTCTTAGAACATAGCGAGTTTTATTATAGATACATAGTTAGTGATACTAGAGATGCCACAAGCGATTTAACGAGAGTATCAAAGGCAGATTTTGAGTTCATTGAGGCTTCATATAATAATACGAAACTTAAATATCCTTATGTGGTTGATGAACAAAATTCAGAATTGGCTATATTTGGCGAAATAAACGGAGTTAAGGTTAAATGCAAAGTAGATAAGCTTCACATTGAGAAAAGCGGTAAAAAGTACCAAAGCGTTGAAATCATTGACCTTAAAGGGGTTTACTTCAATCCTTTCAAACTAAAAAAAGACTCAACTAAAAATAGATGGGAATTAAGACGAAAAATTTGTGACGCTGGATATGATTTACAAGCCTACTTTTATTCCAAGATGGTTTCGGAGTGGTTGGAGTCTATCAACCAACATTGCGAAGTAACTTTTAGCCTTTTAATTGCAAGCAAGAAAACATACGAAGTGCAAAAGTTTCAAATTGGAGCGGAGATTATGGAAAGCGGTAGATTGAAGTTCGAGTCTGTCTGGAATGATATTCAAGACTTTGTTTTACATGGCAAATGCAGATTGCAAGAGAATGAGATATTATAAGGAGATGAGATGTTAGGAATTTATTTAAGTGGTGTCGTGTTGGTGTGGGTAATCTCATTTTTATCTAATAGATATTTCTATACAGAATTTGAGTTATGGTATGTGGCTCTTGTATCTACAGTATCGTATGTAGGTCTTATAGCAATACTAATTATCACACTAATAGAATATTATGCCCATACCCCTCAAGGTAAATATAGAAGATGGTTTGAAAGTGGTGGGAAATGAACAACTATAAGTTTAGAGGTTTGACTACCAAAGGTGAATGGATTTATGGTAGTTTGGTGGTTACTACTAATTGGCTGAAACAACTTCCTAAACAACATACAAAGACTTGGATTATAGAAAGCTCTTTTGGTAATGGTGGTTGGTTTAACATTATGAGAAAAGAATATGTCAGACCTGAAACCGTTGGACAATTTACTGGGTTTTTTGATAATAATGGTAAAGAGATTTATCGCAAAGATATGTTCAATACTGGTGCTATTGTAGAATGGGTTAAAGATGGTTGGTTTGCCGTTATGGGCGATTATGAAGTAAGACTGTCTGATTATTTAAAAAATGATAGGGATAGATATATCTCTGGCAATATCCATGAAAATATCAACTAGCTTTAGTAAATATTTTTTTGGAGTCGTCATTAAGCAAGTTAGAGAACAAGCCACATATCCATTGGTGTATCAAAACCCCATAACAAAAGAAAGTTGGATGATTGACTTGCAAGTGATTGACGATAAAGATGTTTACCAACTATTGAAGCTTATCAATCCTGACTATCCAAAGATAAACGAGTTGTTGCCAGTAAGTACAACGCTTTTAACGAGTAAGGAACTTAGCGACCACATCAAATGGGTTGAGCGTTTCATGGCGGAGAATGGGGTATGTCTTGGGTATGTCGAGGAAGCATGGCAACGCATTTTAGAGAGTGCAGGGATAAAGAAGGAGAAAATGTGAAAGCTGAAAACATAGCATTTATTTTTACATTGCTTTTTGGATTAGGTATGTTTGTAGGAATGTATCTTGGAAAGCATGAGGATATGCGATACTATATGACAATATGGTCAATATGGTATGTGGGATTTTTGATTTTGAGTGAGATTAATAAAAAGGAAAAGTGATGAACGCAACACAAGCACTTGATAGCATGATGAAAGGCGATATAGTTCAAGATACAGAGTATTATTATACATATAGTCTAGTATCGGAAGATGACAAGCAACACTTAGGCAATAATGAAAACATATACAAATGCCGTAAATGTGAGGGGGATTTTATTTCTTTTAATAATTTTCTAAACATCAATGCAGAGTTTATAATATATAAGGATAACCAATGACAACTGATTTAAGATTTATAGGCGTGATACTGATGTTTGTAGCGGTGTTTGTAATAGTAGAAGTTGCAGAGCCAAAGGTGGAGCATAGAGTGACGATGATGGAGGCAAAGAGATGAATTATGTAGGAAAAATAAATGGCATGAATGTGTTTGTATCGGTTAATTGTGCCGAACATATAACGACCAAGAGAAGCTGGAAGGAAAGATTATTTACTTTGCCTTTTACTCCTTTTAGAAAATATAAAACAGAGCATGTTCCAAGCAAAAAGATAATGGTTAGTAATGGCAGCATGGTAATGCACCCAATTATGTATGAAGAGTTTAAAATAAACTATGAAGGAGCATAGATGACCGAATACATAGCAAAAGCAATCTCGGTTTTATTAGTCGGCGGAGCAATAGGCTCTGTCTTATGGTTTTTAATTTATTTGAAGGTGGGGAGATGATAACAGAAGTCTATAGAAATTTTAATATCAGTATAGAAACTTTATTTAATTCTGGGGTAATCAGCGAGAAAGGGCTTTATATTGGAGATGGACAAAATATAGTACACAAGGAAAGGGGATTGTTTATGCAAAAATTAAAGATATTAGAAATGGCTAAAAACATAATAGATTCAATACTTGATAAGGAGCATAAATGAAATTAGTAGATACGACAGATGAGGAATATAAAAGAAGAATTGTAGATGAGTGTTGGTTTGTATCTGTTGGTAATAGTTGTATCATACAGTTTTATCGTTGTAGGCTCTGAAAAGTATAATTAAATATATGGTATAATTAGATTGTTATGAATTGATAGAGGTGGTAGAACAATCCTACATCCCTATCACTTCTCTCAATTTATGGATGTAGGAGTCCTCAATGAACAAAACAATCACAAAGCCAATACTGATACAAGACTTAGGCATGATATATCCCAAAGAGTCATCTAAACACAAAAGACATTATGGGGTATATCAATGTCAATGTGGTAATGAATTTAAAACACAAACATACGATGTACAAAAAGGCAAGACATCAAGTTGTGGGTGCTACCACAAGCAAAGAACGGCAGAATCTCATATCATACATGGGCTTAGTAATCATAGGTTATACCTTATTTGGTGTAGTATAAAAAGTCGTTGCGGTAACCCAAAAAATAAACGGTTTAAAGACTATGGTGGTCGTGGCATTACTATCTGCAATGAATGGAGAGATGATTTTGAAACTTTTTATACTTGGGCTATAGCTAATGGATATAAAAAAGGTTTAACTATTGACCGTATAAATAATGATGGAAATTATGAGCCAAGTAATTGTAGGTGGACTACATCAATAGTCCAAAGTAGAAATACTAGAAAAATTAGAGAGTGTAATACAAGTGGGTATAGAGGGGTTTCTTTTCATAAAATGAGTAAAAAATGGGTAGCACAAATAAATATAAATTATAATCGTAAACATATTGGTTCTTTTAAAACATCATTAGATGCAGCAAAAGCTTATGATAAATATGTGATAGATAATAATCTTGAACATACAATTAATTTTAAAGGGGAATAAATGCTAAGTAAAGTAACAGGAGTCGCAAGGCTCACTAAAGATGTAGAGGTTAGGCATAGCAGTTCAGGAACAGCAATAGCTAGTATTAGCTTAGTAAATTCAAACAAGCGTAAGAACGCCAATGGAGAGCAGGTAGAAGATACTTGCTTTATTAATGCGGTATGCTTTGGCAAGTTGGCGGATATTGCAGAGAAATGGCTTTCACGAGGTTCGCAGATTTATTTTATAGGGGATTTGCGACAAGAGAGTTGGACGGATAAAGACGGCAACAAAAGGTCAAGTCACACCATAACTATAGAGAGTTTTGAAATGCTCGGAAGCAAAGACCAAACATCAACTTCCCAACACCAAGAAAGCGCAAAGCCAGAGATTGTACATGAAACCGCACCGAGAGTGCCAGAGATAGAGATAGACCAAGATTATATCCCATTTTAGAGTTTAGCATGAAAATAGCAACACTCTTTTCAGGCATAGGCGCACCCGAGCAAGGTGCAATGAGAGTTTATGACGAAGTAGAACATATCTTCGCTTGTGAGATAGACAAGTTTGCGAGAATATCG